AGGACATTGCCAATGATGCCAAATGTTTGTACGATAACATCTTTTATGAAACCAAATACAGCACCTACTGTATCTTTATTTTTTTTCATAAAATCAGAAACGCTTCCAATAGCTGATGCCATCGTTCCAAACGCTTTAGTGGAAACATCTGATATTTGATTGATGATACCGGTTAGATTACCCTTACCAATTTTATCAATCATACTGTCCAAGCCAGAAACTACGTTAGCTTCTAGAGAGCCCCACGCTCCCTCAAAAGTATCAGTAGATGTAGCAGCTTTTTTAGCAGCATCGTTACTTCCCAACTTGGTTAACGCTTCGTTGAACTCGTCAGCAGTTATTTGACCATCAGCCATGGCATCACGGAAGTTCCCTGTGAAAGCTCCATTATCTTTCATGGCTTTTTGAAGCACACCAGAAGCCCCCGGAATTGCATCAGCGATTTGGTTCCAGTTTTCAGTGGTTAGCTTACCAGCGCCAGCCGTTTGGGTCATTACCATCGCTACTGACTTAAAAGTATCAGCGTTTCCACCGGCTTGTGCGTTCAAATTTCCCGCTGCTTCAGTAAGACCCATATAGTCTTTTACACCGTTAGCCGCAAGTTGGGCTGTTGTGTTTGAAACAGTATTTAAATCATAAACCGTGTCATCGGCGTATTTTTTAACTTGCTTTGTAGCGCTGTTTATTTCATCTTCACCAAAACCACCTAACTGCATTGTTGATTTAAACTTTTGCAATGCATCAGATGAATTTAGTGCTTCTTGCGTAAGGCCAGAAACAAAGCCGGTTACTGTTCGTACACCACTGGCTATGGTTGAACCAATAAATGTTCCAATCGCTATATTCTTTAACTTATGGAACTTGTCTCCAACCTCTTCTGCCTGATTTTTTAATGCACGCAATCCAGTAGATGCGTTATCATTCAATTCAACTTCCGAGGTTATTTTGGACGGTATTTGACGAAGTAACTTCTCATAGTTAATTGCTTCCCCTTTTTCCGCCTTAGTGAGTAATTCTGTTTGTTTCTCTTTAGGCAGTTGATTCAACAATTCTCGAAAGTTATTGATACCGGCCTTGTTAGCTTTTGCTTCAAGCTTAGCTACGAGTGGGTCACCTTTAAACGAGTCCTTAAACTTTTCATATCCGCTTTTACCAGCAGTTTCAGCCTTTGATTTGAACTCGCTCCAAGTTTTATCTGTCTGATCATTTAACAATAAATCAATGTTAATCGAACCATCAGCCATTCAGTTTCCTCCTTTCTGTGTTTATTCAGCATCTCCCATCATCATGTCGAAGATTGCAGATGCGTTTCCTGTAAATCCATCTCCTTCTACCTGATTTTCGAGTTGATAATAGGATTTCATTTCACTTACGAATTGCGCTTGTTCTGGATTATCTTTATATCCAGTCAAGTCATCACTTCGATATTGTCTTATCTTTTGAATAGGAGTATCCGGACCCAAGTTATCAAACAGAGCTTTGAACTGATGCCAATCCATACGGTCAATCATTTGATTTAGATCAATGTGATAGAAATTCAAAAAAGATGCATAGATTGCTCCAGCATCTTGTTCATAATCATAATCAGCTTGACTACTTAACGGCTCATTAACTTGTGTTTCATCGTTATAGTCACTTTCATCATTTCCGTATGGCTTTTCATTGATATACTCAAACAAACTCTTTATGACATCTGCCTTAATTGCTATATCATTACTTTGAATGCTATCAACAACCAACAAATCAAAACATTTATTAATTTTTTCAGCATCATCTAAATCACTATCCAAAACACCAAACGCTTCAATCACAACATTAAAAGCTAAATTAATTCGATATTCTTTATTAAGTAATTTAAATGTCGTCTCCGGTCGCTTGGTAAATGAAAACATTAGTCATTGCCTTTTGAACGACGTTGTGAACGATTGCTACCATATTTTTGCTTCAATTCATCACTTTGGCCAGCTTCAAACACAGCTTGCGCAATTTTTACAATAGTCACAGCGCGATTGTCAGCGTAGCGAGCAATTTCGTCAGCTTCTTTCTTGCCGATGGCAGCTTCCAAATATTCTTTTGAGTTGTCAGACATTTCTTTGTATGACTTGCTTACCAACTTACGTTGTTCGTCCAAAGTTGCGTCTTCATCATACTTTTCAACTCGACGATACAAATCACCTGTTTTTAACATCAAATCGGAGTACTTTTCATCAATTTCAGGTGTATAGCGTGCTGTATACGTCTTCTTGCCAATGATGAAGTCCTCGGACTTGATAATCAAACTTGTAATGTTAATTGCCATGTGTGTTCTCCTTATGAACGCTTAGAATTGTTATGTAATTGGGCTTTTCACCCCATTCGAACGATTAAGCCGTTGTCGCTAGATCAATATTATTGTCCGCCGGCAGCTGTAGAACCAGAACCACTATCATTAACAACTTGTGGCTTTCCGTTAGCTGCAAGCGTGAAACTAAATGTTTGCTTTGCGTTAGCGGCACCACCAAATGGCACGATAGCTTGCAAAGTAGCTGGGAACTGGACTTGCTTACCTGATGGGTCAGTCCAACGAGCCAATGTGTGTAGTGTGTCACCAACACCGATGTACTTTGATGCAATATAATCTTGTGCTTCATCACCGTTTAAGCGGTGACCGGCTACAGCGAATGAAATCGTCTTACCAGTTACATCGACACTAGAGAACCCTTCACCATCGTAGTAAGGCGTAGTGTCAGCTGTTTCAGATGCAGAAGGTGTGATCGTTTGAATACCAGCAGCAAGCGTTGCCCACGTTGCCTTAGTAACATCATCTAGCGTTGTGTTGCCAGTTGTATCAATTTCTAACTTATTTTGGTAGTTTTCATTAAATGTTTTAGCCATTTTAATCTCCTAAATTAATTTGTTGTGTTATTTCAACATTAAAGTCCAACAAAAAAACGCCTTTTTCAGAGACGTCTATCATTGTTGCGAATGGTTGTGGTTCAATATCTATTTTATTGAAATCATACGTGCCGTCTGTTTCCAAACCGTCCGTATTATCCAACAACTCGCTTATCTTCCACAGTGTGTTGTTACCTAATTCAAAATCATCAGTGCGTAAAGCTATTTCAAAAGGCAGCGTTCGTTCTTGAATGCCAGACCAGTCCTGACTAACCACTTGTGAACCGGGTTGTGAATAGATGCCAAAATCATTGTCATTGCTCAAGTGTCCTATGATTAATTGAGTTGGTAAATTGTCTAACTGATTAATTTTATCAGCAAGTCTTTCTATTAAGTCCATTACTTCATCAACTCCTTTACATAGACATCTGTTACAGTTTTCATCAATGATTTGTCACCTATCAAACGCTTGTCCCAACGGCTACTAGTACTAGGTGTCGTGTAATTGCGAATTTGGCTACCGTTAATCACACCAAAGAATTGAGCACGTGCATAAGGCATTGTATAGATGATGTGTTCACCATCATTTGAAACATTGGATGCTGTTCTCAATCTGTTTTGCTTTTGAATGTCTGACTTTGGCACAAAACGTTCCATAGCCATCATTGCTTGGTTAGCAGCCTTAAACTGTGATGCTTTTTTGTTTGCACTAGCCATAATGTGATTAGCTCTATCAAAGTCTAGTTTAATAGCCATCACAACACCTCCACTTCGTAACTCCAAACTTCATTATCCATTGGATTACGATTGTCTACTATTCGTTTAATAGTGTACTCGACACCCTCAAAAATAATCTTGTTCCCTTGGCTAGTTTTATCTAGCATTGGGATTGGAGTTGTTACGTCTGAATACAAAAAAATAACTGCATTGGCAACAACTTGACGACCATTATTCGTTCCTGAATAAATAGTCTCTTGTTGAACCACACAATTATTAATGATCGTATCTACTTGCGTTTGCTTGCCATATTTATCTTTAACACCGCTAGGCATACGATAAATAACTTGCTGATTAGCATATTTTTTCGGTATTGTAGGTATTTTAGACACTAGAAACACCCCCATATCGCAAACCGAAACGACCCAATAGCATCAATGCTTCATCGGGGACAGCAAATCTACTGCTAGTTGATGATGAACCATCACTATTAGCAGATTGCAATGTGGTGCGGCCTATTTCTACACTTGAATACGAACCATTATTCAAATCAGAACTATCAGTAACGCTGTTTCTATCCATGTAATCAATAGTTAGCGCAATAGCTCGTTTAAACGCCTTAGCCCTAGCGTTTATCCATGGATATTCAGAAGCGCTGTCATCTGATAATACAGGCGAATTAGGCATACCATAAAAGTAGTTAGTCACGGTGTCAATTTGTATTTCAGCCTTTGAAATTAACTTTTTGAACGCATCTTCCGATACTGCATCAGGTAATATGTTTGTAAATTCAGGATAAGTTAAATACATAACTCACTCCTTTCCGAACTATTTACTGTCCACTACCTGACGTTGTGCCACCAGTAGTTCCTGTGCCGCTATCTGATGTTGTAGTTTTTGTTTTGTTTGACTTACGCACTGACGTATTTTCTACGTTAGTAACGTTTTGGTCAATGACAGTGCCGTCAGCATAAGTAAACGGAGCAATAACCAATAACTTTGTATCATCATAAATGGCAACACCATAGTGCATGTCAGCATTAAACTT